CGATTCGTTCAGCGGCAAGAATCAATAACATCGACAACGATTCGTTGTTTGAATAATTAACTGACATTATTAAAAGTGTATTTACAAGTTCAGTATTTGTCATATTATGAAAGAAATTAAAGAATTATATAATCATTTAAAAAATTCAGCAAAAAAAAGAAATATTCCATTTTCGCTAACATTAACAGATCTAAATAACTTATCATTTCCGTTAACGTGTCCAGTGTTAGGTATAAAATTACAATGGAATACTGGAAATCCAAAAGATAATTCGTATTCCATTGATCGAATTGATTCTACTAAAGGGTATGAAATTGACAATATTATTGTCATTAGCTATAGAGCTAACAAATTAAAAAATAATGCAACATTAAATGAATTAAATCTAATAGCTGGATTTTACAACTCTTTAATGTGATTATTAATGTAATTTATCCAATGCCCTTTAACATCAACAAAATCGTGTGGATTGTAAAAAAATCGAGTATATTTAACATTTGATTCTTCTTCAACCCACTCTTTAATAGCAAATACTTGGTTAATGTTTATTAAATATTGGCTAATATGTACAAAGTTCACGCACGTGTTGCCTGTCTTTTACGAAGTTCTTTATTAATTTTAACTTGATCCTTTTTTCTACCTTTAAAGTTAAGAAGTTTTTCAGTTGACATACCTTCTACTGAAACTTTTGAACCTTTAGAACCTATTTTCATCATATTTCTCCAATTAAAATTTTTGAATTGTTACAATTCTACCAATAATGAACCCTAATATAAAAGAAATTAGCATCCACCCTATAAATAATTCCATTGTTTAATGCCCGTAGTTAAACCCGTATAAATATGATTTTCCACTTTTACATCTCATTTGACTGTCAAAAAACCCACAGCAACCTTCATTTTTTATTTTTGTGTATTGTTTATGTCCATTATATGTATTAGGAAAAATCCTAAAATTATCTTCATATTCAGTATCTAGCATTGCTATAGATAATGCAACTAAAATTTCTAAACGATCTTCCATAGGAATTTCTTGCATCATTTCATCATCTAACAAATACCCTATTTTATCTATCGCATACTTTTCATAAGAATCTGTAGTATTCATACAGTTATTTTTTTATTTTGTTAAAAACTATATTATACATGTTTGTTAATATTATGTCAACTGTTTTTAAAAAATATCGTTTATGTGTTAGTAAATGTAAATTTGATCGAGTATTATTCGTTATCATCTAATAACTTTCCAGTATTACAATAATATATAAATTTAACCCATTTAATATCATCATTTAACTTGTTAATATCCATATCGTAGGAGCTTATAACTGTTGCATATCGCATTTCGCTATGTCGATTTTCTCTAATCATTAATTCTAAATCGTTTAATCTACGAGATTTAATTCGTTGTTTCAGTTTAATTTTTTCTTTTAGTGCTCTAATTGTTTGTTTCATTGTGTCTCTATTGTTAAGTAGTTTAAGTCCATAGGGAATGATAATATTTACCAAATAATCTAAGACCATTATTAATTCGTTCATGATACTTATCTAGATTCTCCTTATCAATTTCAAAGTTAAAAGGTTTGTCCGATGTACTAGGTAGTTCTTTAAAAAACTCATCTTCTCCATCGATTAATTTTTGCTGAAATGCCCAAATCATTTCATCTATGATCCAATCCCACCTTAAAAACCAGTTGTCGTCAACATCGTCAAATTGTTGATTTTCATTTTTATTCCGTAAGTTATCTGGAACATCATCATTATCAACAAATGGAGCTCCATGTTTTTCCTTTTTTAGTTCAATAAGTAACGGTACAATGATATGCGCCAAAGTTACATCAGCAGACCATGTATCATACTTATCTATTTTTACTTTTACTTTTTGTTTCTTTTTAGAATGTATCCACTCTAAAAAGTTATACAATATTGTTTGATTACTTTCAATCCGTTCTTTAAATCCATAAGCAAGCCAGTCACCGAACTTATGAACACAATCTGCTGAACATTTAATACCATACTCGTCAGTTTGTTTAGGATACCACCACATTAACATTTCTGCTAATTGATACGGACCTATCCAAGTTATATATGGGCCTACATACACTTTCATTATTTTTCCTCTAAAAAGTCAAGAGCATCTTTAACTGCAGATATCCAATTTAATGCTGTTTGTTTAGATAATATAATTTCATGATCGATAGTGTTTGAACCACTAAACAAGAATTTAAGTTTTTCAAAAAATGTAAACTGTTTTTGAACATAAAAACTTACTTCCACACACTGCAAATCTTTTTCAGCATTAACTTCAACCCATGTATTTATTGAATGCTCGTGTGACATGCAATCACATTGTACTGTAAAACAAATTGCATTATCGTATTCAGCAGAAGTTGATATTCCAACCGTAGGTTTTTCTCTTTTCATAGCTATTTATTTTTTTTAAACTGTGGAAATAATGAAATTAAAACAATCGGTACTATTTTGAAAACGTATAGTATTTTAATTTCAATCCAGATAGTATTAGATTTACGCACAATAACAACTAATGCTAAATTTCAAGTACTTTAGTAAAATAACTAGTATCTTTAAGCTCACCGGGATATCCTTTGGGATTACTTTCAATTTGAGTATTTCCAATTTCATAACTCACTGATTCATGTATATGTCCGTGAATCCATAACTTTGGGTTATACTGTAATATATGTTCGGACAAATCTGAACAATAACCGTGATTAATTGATGAATTTTTAAATTTTTCTGCAATTGATTTAAAACTAGGAGCATGATGTGTAATTACAATATTAGTATGCTCAGTTGAGTACGATTTTTTAAAAAACTCAATAGTTTTATTAAATTCAACAAATGCATCTTTAGGATCAAATTTTCTCATATATGGCACTCCATATGATCCTGTTCTAATACAGTGAAAATCATTCATTCGTTTTCTAACTATAAACGCAGTTAATTCATCATAGTTATTATAGTCCGACCACATAGTACTACCTAAAAATCGGTAGTTTTCAATGTCAATGTAAGATCGATTAAGTACAGTTAAATTAGGATAGCTCAATTGACTAATATAATCATTAACTAGTTTAACTGAACCTTTATAAAATTCATGATTACCAAATACATATAAAACATGTTTAAATCGTGTAGTTACATCATTAAAAAAATATTCAAACTTTTTAATTTTGGATAAAATGCAAATATCTCCTGCTAGAATTAGTATAGTATTTTGTTCATCTTCTGAACTGTCTAAACAAAATGGTTCTTTATCATACCATTCTAAATGTAAATCTGATTCTATTCTTACTTTCATTTTTTGTATAATCTCTTATGGGTTAGTCTATGATGTTTTAATATTTTACCTATAGATTTATATAGGGCATATTCTGTATATAAAAACGAACTTGCTAATCTTAACATAAAAATTAAATCTATAACTGTATCTGAAACTAGCAATGCTCCAATGGAAAATGATAATACTATAGTTATTATAACATCTATAAACATAGTAGTCACGCTATACTGCTACAGGAGCAGAAATTTTTCCTAATGGATTATAATTAACAACATTAAAATCGGATAACTTAAAATCATTAATATTATTAACAGTGTTTGTTATATATAGTTTTGGATCAGATAAATTGTATGTATCCCTAGACAATAACTCCGTAACTTGTTCGATGTGATTCTTATATATGTGGCAATCACCTCCTGTCCAAATAAATGTATGGGGGATCATATTTGTTATATGTGCAATCATATACGTTAGCAAGGAATAACTAGCAATATTATATGGCAATCCTAAAAACAAATCTGAAGATCTTTGATACAATTGACAAGAAAGTGCATATCTTGGAATATTCCTTTCATCCAAATCCATATTAATTATGTATTCTTCTGTTTTTAACACAACACTACTACATTTTGATAATCGATCTCTTACCATATCAACATATTCGGTGTCGTTTGTTAGCCTAGCTCTTTCAATTGTAGGAATTTGACTAGTATAAAACTGAAAAAAACAGTGGCATGGAGCTAATGCCATTTTACCATTTAATACATTATTGTGTGGGGATTGTGTTTCATCTGGTAAGTCTGCTACATTCCATGCTGACACAATATGTCGTCTACTTGCTGGTCTTTCAATTAATGATTGAATAACTTGTTCTATTTGATCTATTGTTTGCCCGTTTGGAGTTTTCCATGATCTCCATTGATGTCCGTAAATTGGGCCTAATTCACCTGAATGATTATTATCATATACTGCCCATTCTTTCCATATAGTGTCTTGATTTTCTTTTAAATTACAAATTTTGGCAAGATCTTCGTTATTCGTTGATCCTGATAACATCCATAATAACTCACCCGCGATTAATTTAAATGATGTGTATTTTCCACTAAGTAACGGGAATTGATTATTTTGCAAATCAAACGTCAACTGTTGTCCAAACAAACTAAGTGTTCCGACAGAAGTCCTATCGTTATCAATATGATTTCCATATTGCAACACCTGGTGTAATAAACTGTAATAATTTTTCATATAGTTGTACTAAGTTAATAATTTATAATTTGAACTTCTAATCCAAGTTTTTTAGCTTGATTAATCATATGTTTAGTTCCTTTTGATTCACCGTCCCAAAATGCAATTAATTGTTCAGCATAGTTTGCCATTTCTGTATTACGCTTAGGACCTGCGCCTCTGCCGTATCTTTTCCAATCTGCAGGGAACATTTTTACAGGAACATTACGCAATTCTGCCCACTTTTTACCCATTGCATCAGCACCTTTAGCACCGCCGCATACGATTTCTGTAATTGAATTTGCTTTTTTATCTAATATAGTTGATAAAAAGTTAAAATCTGTAAAGTCTCTTCCACCAGCGACTATAGTTTTCATAAAAACTCCGTGTTATAACATAAATATACTTTGTATATATTATATATTTATTTTATAAGGAAGTCAAATGAGAAAGTTAGATATATTATTTGAAAATATAATTAAAAAAACTAGAGTCGATGATCAAGGTGAGGAGGAAAATTATGCTGATATCGATATGAAACCTACTGCAATGCCTTTAAAAATGATTCCTGCATCTACAGGCAGTAAATTTAAAAAGAAAAATCCCGAATATGATAAACCACAAATTTCTACTCGTTTTGGAAAAGATGCAAAAAATACCCCGTACGAGTTAACTCCACACCAATCATCTTTTAAAGTATATTCATGTTATAGTACATCGTTAGATGCAAAAAAAACAAAAGACAGTATTGTTAATTTAATTAAAAATAAAATGGTCGGTAATGACGAGCAATATACTAATTTGCTTTCTGCATGTGCTGATTATACTGCAAAAGCTATGAAAATTATATCAAGTAATAATGGGTTTCCATATTTTGATGCGATTGTTGTTGCACCTTCTTCATCTAGTCTTGCACATGATTATGCCGAAGCAATTCGTGATGTTTATCCTAATGTAATAGTGTATCATCGAGATGTTGCTAAGAAAACTACTGACACTTCCAGAATTAAAATTACAGGTAATTTACCAGAAAAAGAAAAAGAAGATTTACGCAGAGAAATTGACAAACAAAATGGTAAACCGTTTAATATAAAAGCAATGAGAAATGGTGGTCATTGGAGAAGATTTATCTCCAATTTTATTGAAATAAATGAAATGTTTGGTTTTACTGGAGCTAATATATTAGTAGTTGATGACAAAGCAACCTCTGGCTCTACTATTAAAGATATTGGTACACAAATTTTACAAAAAGGTGCTAATACTGTAGTTGGGTTTACCCTATTTAAGTGAACTAGATATTATTTAAAATTACGTCTTTTAAGAAGTGCGCTAATTTCTTTCATTATAGCTGGTTCGGTATTAATTGCTTTAGTTTGTTCTCTTACTACCTTTTCCAGCTTTAATGAATTTATTTGATCGTTTTGTACAAACCTCCAAATATAATTACCGTCTGGCTTTACTACACCAAATATTGAGTATTTAACACCAATCTTTACAATAATAGCGTATTCGTCGTCAATTAGTACAGTATCACCTTCATTAAATAAAGGATTATACTTAAATAAGAGACCTTTAACAAACGATGTTGAAACGTCTTTAACGGCTAAAGACATAACTAATCCTATTAAGGTTGCTAAGTAAGGAGCAACTAATTCCATTTTAAATATATCTTCCATCATATATCTATTTATCTTAATCGCCGATATATTTAATCCCTAATTTGCAAGGGCCAAACTCGCTGTAACTATAAACACAATTCACAGTAAGCATATACTCAGTAGTGGTATACTTTTCATATTGCGTCTGAAAAGAAGCACATCCTTGTGTAAAACATAATAATAGTATAATAATTATAAGTTTCATAAATCCATATCTACAATAAGGAGCATTGCATTACTATTTATCATCCTCAAAAACAATATTATTAATTCGATCATACTTAAAACTTCTCCAGCCGTTAGCATTGAGATCCCAAACATTGACTGTATTAGGAGCTGGCTCTTTATTTGTTTTTGGATGGTGTTCTTTTGGAATAACATTAAGTGATTTTGTACATGTCATTACACGGTTACTACCATCTAACTTTTTAAAGGTAACTATCGCTACTTTTTCAAGTAATATTTCAGATAAGTCTGGTAATGAAGGGATATCACAGTTGGCTACTTTATAATCTTTTTCTTCTAACATATTAACCTCTATTAATAACAATTTCGTCTACTAAACCATATTCTAAACTTTGTTCAGCAGTCATAATATTATCACGATTCATATCATGTTCTAATTCATCAAATGTTTTGCCTTTTGAATTATGCTTAACATATAGTTCTGTTAATGTTTTCTTCATTCTAACAATTTCTTTAGCATGTATTTCAATATCGCTTGCTTGTCCTTGTGCCCCTCCTAATGGTTGATGAATTAAATGTCTTGCATTAGGTAGCATTTTACGTTTACCCGGTGCTCCTGCCTGCGCTAAAAAAGAGCCCATTGAACATGCTTGACCCATTACAATAGTTTGAACATCTGGTTTAATAAATTGCATAGTGTCATAAATGCTTAATCCTGAAGTAATTACACCACCAGGTGAATTAATATACAAGTAAATATCTTTTTCAGAATTTTCTGATTCTAAGAATAACAATTGGGATACAATAGAGTTAGCAACATGATCATTAACTTCGCTACATAACATTACAATACGATCTTTTAATAATCGACTGTAAATATCCATAGCACGTTCGCCACGTGGACTTTGCTCGATTACCATTGGTACTAGATTAGTCATTTTATTTTCTACCTTGATATGTTACAGTTTCAGTTGGGCCTTTGCTAGTAAGATTAAAGCCAGCCATTGATGCTTGATATTCATCAAATTTCTCATTGTATCTGAGAACTAATTTTAAACTTCGTTGCAATGCTACAGATAATGTTTGTTTTGGATAAAAATCTAATATTTCTGCTGTAACAGTTTGATTTTTATCAACATTATACACTTCACACGTGTCGCTATATGTAGTTTTTAAATTATTCATGTTCTTTACTATCATTTAATGCTGATTTTAACAAAATATTTTCCACTAATGTTTTTACTAAAGTTGCGAGCATAACAACAACTTTTTGGTCATCTTGTATTGACTCAAAATCATTTAATACACTAGCTGACACTTTTTCAAAGAGTTCTTCTTTAGAACACGATAACTTCTCCCATTTTACTTCAAATGAAAAATCGGTACTTTGTGCAATCTCTGCTATGTTTTTTATATTTTCTTCGTTAGCCATATTATTTCAACCTATGTTGGTTATTTGAATACCATTCTTTAAATATTTGCTGTTCCTTTTCAAATGCTTCTACTTCCCACGGATAGTTTGAGTAGGAAGTAGATGAAACATCAAACACCTTAGAATGCCATGTTAATTGATTTGTTTTAATTAATTGTTTAAGTTCATTTCTAGCATATTGCTTTACATGAACTAATTCGTGTGCTAATGCAATTAATAATTCTTTCAATCCTAAAGAATTATCTACTTCTATGGAAAACCATCGTGGTCGATGATTAGTATCTTCCCATGCACACACTGCGTCGATACCTGTGTTTTTTTTAAGACCTGTAACAAACTCTATTTCAATATAAAGTTTATTTTGTAATTTAGGCATTAACATTTTAACACCTAAATTGTACATATCAGTAATACATTGTTGTTTTAACTTTGTTCCACCTTTAAAATCAATCGTCATCTTTGATAATTTTGTTGTTAACAATAGCTTTATCAAGACGTTCTTTGATTAATTCTTCTGTTTTTTTAATTAATAATTCCATAGAGCCTGGACCTTCCCAAACTTCATTTAATGCTTTATTAATTTCATCCATTGGAACTCTTGATAATTTAGTATATGAATAAAAATATTCAGACAAATAATTCCTAACAGGACTTGGAATGTTCTGATGAGCTGAAATATTCCATGTTCCATTAAATCCATTAACATTATGTGGTGCATCGTTAATACGAGTTTTCCAATATTCACCTGGAAGATAATTCATCATAGTTTTTTCTCTTTGTTATGTTGTGTAAAATAATATTATATAATATAAATGCACGTATTGTCTACTATAAACGTAAACTAATACGTCCTTTTGATAAATCATATGGGGATATTTCAAGCTTTACCTTGTCGCCGAGTACTATTCTAATGTTAAATTTCCTCATTTTACCACTAGAATAACATATTACGGTATGATCTTGATCATCTAATTTAACTTTAAACATTTGGTTAGGTAAGATATCTGTAATTGTTCCAATTACTTCTATTAAATCTTTTTGTGTTGCCATTAATTTCCTTTAAAATATATTCGTTTAATAGTGTTATTTATTTGTAATATTCATTTTTTCTGTATTATAATTTCACCATCATCGTTTACTGACACTAATAATGCATCTCCAGCTTGCCATCCCATTTTTTCCATAATATCTGGAGGGATATTTAATAATACATTTTTATCATCACCGTCAATTTTAGTGAATATTTCTTCAGTTTTATATGAGACTGTTTTAGTCATTGTTAATCCTTAATTGAAATTTTTTCAAAATTCATAATTTCCAATATGAGAAAATCTGACACATCAGATAATCGTAATGGATACACTGTTGCATTATGAAATGTAATAGTACGATTCACTACACTGTTAAGAAGCACAGTTGCAGTATGATCAACTGTGCTAATTTTATATAATCGATTAGTTCGATCTTTAAAAATAAATTGATCGCATTTATTGTTTTTACGGCTTTTTATTATAGTTTTTACATAATCTAATGATACTTCATTAACTTCGTAGCTACCCGAAGCTTCTGCAGAAATATATGTACATGAAAGTTGTTTGTATTCATTATCTTCTTTAAAAAATGTTGGCATTTTTATAATAAGACCTATAGAATTAACAGTGATCTTAGTAGGACTAGTAAGCACTTCTGCTACAGCTTTCCAGTAGTCTGAAATATTATCTCCATTTAATGCTTTTAATGTTAACTTATTTTTAAAGTATTTTCTAATACATTGAGCATCATCATTAAATCTACAAACAGCATCACAATCTATTAATGTTTCAATAGGATGTTCTTCTTTAATTTTATATACAATATCAACAAGATTACTATACATTGTAGAATAAGAATAAGATAGACTACCATAATATAAACATATAGCTATAGGATCTATGTTTAATTCATGAGCACTATACGACTCACTCATTGCTATTGTTTCACATATGCTTTCAAGCATTGATTGTTTAGTCATATTAAGCCTTTACATTATAAAATTATTTAATTACTATTAACCGTTGATTTCATCAACGTATTTCGTTACTGATGTCTTGTTTGTGACTTCGTCAAAACAGACATTACGTAACTCATATTTTTTATTTTTTTTAGAATAATTATAATTTTTTAATTATTTCTTTTATGATACTTTCTGTAGATCGTTAGCCATAGGTCACCCTAGCAAGCTAGAGTGACAAAAAGATTTTTCTGTGAGTCGCTTCGCACATGAGTTTGTCAGCGGACTTTGTGACTCTCCCTTAGGCTCTGTACCTTACCTATGCCGCTACGAATTTTAAGAAATACTTTCAGGTGACTGTGTATTTCATAGGGATCAAACGTCAAAAACTTTTATACTATAAACAAACTAGGCATTACCCTAATCATCGTCCTGTAAAGGATAGTGTATTATAGTCTGACAACAGACAGCCAAATTACGCATAGACCACACTCTCGATAATGTGACATTACGCAGCACTATTACAATCGGCGTGCCAACCTTAATTCTGTTTGTTTAAATGCCTAAGTATGATGTGATAGATGCCATTGAGATTTGCCTGTACTAACTTGCCTAACTTTGTGCCTAAATTTTGTATTTAAAGATTGCCTGTAATTTTTTAATTGTGTATAGTATAATGCTGAATAAAAGATTTGTCAACACTTTTTTAAATTAATTTTTATCTTCAATGGAAATTATTTCTGTTTTCTGAATAATTAAAGTTTTAAATGATGCAGAGTCAGATAAGTCTGGATTGTTTAAGTCTGTAGAGATAATTTGTATTGGTATAAATTGTCTCGGATCGTTCAAAAGATCTTGTAATCGTTCATCTTTTGAAAGATAAATGTAACCTACAAATGCAGGCATTGATTTTGTTTTAATATTAACTCGTTTACACTCTTTGTATGAATTGTTTTTCATAAATTAAATTAATATAGTTAAAGAAAATATTTATCATTTAAATTTGCGGAAAAAGCACATTTTCTGAAAAATATTCTAATTCATTGTCTGAAAATCCTAACTTTTTTAATACTGCAGGTGTTTTTGGATTTTGTTTTTGATTATGACAATAAAAATTATGTTTTTTAATTACAGTTTCCGACAGTTCTGTGTTGTTAAACATCTGAATAGATGTTAAGTATTGATTTAACACTTTTAACATTAAATGAATAAGTAGAGATACTTCTGCAATATTTTGAATGTTGCCAGCAGCAATTATACGATCGCTAAAGATATTCTTTGCCCATTCTGGAAGAACTCGTTCTTTAGAAACAGATGTATTTTTTACTAAAGAATAATATTGAGAAGATACTAAATGGTTAGCTCCGGCAGACCCTGGACTAACATCCAAAAATAAGCCAGTTACTTTGTTAGCACCGGCTATAACATCAAACCCAAAAATTGGGCTATTATTAGTATGACTTGGAAAAATGCATAAATGCATCATCCATAATTTTTTTGTAGTTCTAGCATCGATAATATTTAGATGTGCTCGACTTATGTAATCGTTAGTCCAACTTCGATTTATTGAAGTAACAGAATTAAATGGTAATGTATGTACAGGGATTTCAGTTGCATATGTATTAACGCATGTAACTGCAGACTCTGCACATTTTTCTAATAAGTCCCATATTTCACTATTCATACAATTGACGAAAAACATTAATAATAAACTTAAAACACGTTTTAGCTTCGTCAGCCATTGTGTCGTCTAAGTTAGATTTAATAAATGATTTTAAAGCGTCAACATCCCCGTCAAATGTATACATTTTTCCACTACCCGGAGTGCGAGATGCTAACAGTTGACCTCCATTTAAATCACCCATAAAGTGAACATATATATGTGACCACAGTTTATGTACATTATTGCTGATAGAGTATAGGTATGTAATATACTCAGTAGTACTAGTTAAGATTTTAGGAGGTTTATCGTATGGATTTAGCTCTAATAAGTCTTCAGATATATAGTTAGTTCGATATAATTCGGTATGATCTTTAAATAAATTATGTAGTGTTATAAAAGATTCTAAAGTATTGTATATAAGATATCTATTTTGCAAAAAAACAACGTAATCGGCAGTATTAATATTATTATTAAGCAAATCTTTAACAAAAAGTTGATTTTCTGCTTCTTTGTGTAATTCCCAAATAGCTTTAGCTAATGTAGACATCATTCTTCCTCTAATTTAATTTGTAATGGAAATCTGTGAGATCTACTTAACAGTTGTGCTTCTGATGCTTTTTGTTCAGCAATCTCAAAGTGATAAACACCTACAATAGCTGAGCCTTCGTTGTGGATTTTTGAAGTTAAGTTTATTGCAGATTGTTCAGAGTGTTTAAACACATTTATTAAAATGTTAATAACCCATTCAAACGGAGTTTGGTCGTCATTCACAAACACAACTTTATATTTTTTTGGTTTTTTAAGTGACTTTTTAGTTTTAGTATCTAATACAGCTTCGGTAGTCATTGTAAATCCTTAGTGGAAGTATAAAAATACGCCCTTTATTTCTAAAGGGCGTATATAGTAATTAGTTTTTTGATAATGTTAATACATTGTCATCGACTTGACTAATTTTAATTTGTTTAGGTTGCAGTTCTTCAGGTACATTTCTTACTAAATGAATATCTAACATACCAATATTTAGTTTAGCAGATTTAACTTCGATATGATCAGCTAAGGTAAACTCTCTTTGAAAATTGCGACCACCAATACCTCGATGTAAGTACTGCACATTGTCGTCTACTCTAGGTGAAGTTCCAACGACTTTTAAGGTGTTTTGATGATATGTAATTTCCAAGTTTTCCATGCTAAACCCGGCAACTGCTAATGAAATAAGATACTCATTTTCATTAAGTTGACAAATGTTATAGGGAGGATACCCTGATGAATGATTACTCGAATAATGTCGATCTAATGTATTAAATAATTGATCAAAGCCGATTGATGCTCTGTAAAACGCAGGTAAGTCTAATGAAGTTACTTTTTTCATTTTAATTTCTCCTTATATTAAGCAAGATATATGATTAAGCCTGAAAGCACTTAATCTAAAAAAACACTTATAGCAAGGCGACTTGGCTTCATATTTTTCTTACTCGCTATAAGTGTTAAAGCTATTACATATTAAGCATTACTGCTTATTTTTATTTATCATTTACATCATTCCCATGCCTGGATTAGGCTGATGTGCGTCTTTTTTATCTTCTTTAATAATATTAATTGCACATTCGGTAGTTAAAATTAATCCAGCAACACTTGCAGCATTGATTAATGCCGTTTTTGTTACTTTAGTAGGATCAATAATACCTAAATCAATCATATTACCAAATTGATTAGTAGCAGCATCATACCCATAGTTGTCAATCTCGGACGAAGTGATATTGTTAATAACAACATCAGCACTTACTCCGGCATTTGACACAATTTGGCGAATAGGTGATTCTAATGCGTTTAAAACAATTTTAATTCCAGCATTTTGATCTTCATTATCGCCTAATAAATCAGTTAAGGATGAACGGGCATGTAAAAGTGCAATACCACCGCCTGATACAATACCGTCCTCTACTGCTGCATGGGTAGCATGTAAAGCGTCATCTAACCGATCTTTCTTTTCTTTCATTTCAAGTTCAGTAGCAGCTCCGACTTTAATAACAGCAACGCCGCCTGTTAACTTAGCTAATCGTTGTTGTAGTTTTTCTTTGTCATAATCAGAAGTAGTTGCTTCAATTTGAGCTTTAATTGTATTTACTCTCTCAGCAATTACATCTTTATTACCAGAACCATCTACAATAATAGTATCTTCTTTAGAAACTTCAACTCTACCAGCTTCGCCTAAATGTTCAGCTTGTACATTTTCTAATGTAAGACCTACATCTTCTGAAATTACAGTTGCACCAGTTAATACTGCAATATCTTTTAAAATTTCTTTTCTACTATCGCCGAACCCTGGAGCTTTAACAGCACATGATTTAATAACGCCTCTCATGCTATTAACTACCATTGTAGCCAGTGCTTCACCTTCAACATCTTCCGCAATAATTAACAGTGATTTACCAGATTTAGCAGCTCCTTCTAAAATAGGAACTAAATCGCGGATATTAGTAATTGATTTATCCACTAATAAAATATAGGGATTTTGAAGTTCGACTACTTGTTTTTCAGAATTAGTGATGAAATATGGAGATAAATAACCTCGATCAAATTGCATTCCTTCAACAACATCTAATTCATCTTTCAATCCCTTTCCATCTTCTACCGTAATTACACCGTTAGTTCCAGCACGTTCCATTGCTTCTGCAATTAAATTCCCAATCTCACTATCGGAATTAGCTGAAATTGAGCCAACTTGTGCGATTTCTGTTTTAGAATGACACGGTTTAGATTGTGAAGATAAGTTTTCAATAACAACATCAACAGCTTTGTCAATACCTCTTTTAAGATCCATAGGATTCATTCCAGAAGCTACAAATTTCATTCCTTCTACAACGATACTTTCAGCTAACACTGTAGCAGTTGTAGTACCGTCACCTGCTTTGTCTGCAGTTTTAGAAGCAACTTCTTTGACCATTTGTGCTCCCATGTTTTCTAATGTGTCTTTTAAAACAACTTCTTTTGCTACAGAAACGCCGTCCTTTGTAACAACAGGATTGCCGTGTTCTTTTTCAATAACAACATTTCTCCCTTTAGGACCTAGCGTTGTTTTTACAGCCTTTGCAAGAGTTGTAACACCGTTGACTAATTTTTGACGTGACTCTGAACCAAATTTAATTTCTTTTGCTGACATATGTTTATTCTCCTATTTGTTACTGTACAACTGCTAAAATTTGTGATTCATCTAAAATTAGATAATCAACCCCATCTTCGGATACTTTAATACCTGCCCCTTTATTAAAGATAACAGTATATCCAATCGATACTTCGAGAGGAACAATTTGTCCATCGGCAGTAACTCGACCACTGCCTACTTCACATACTTCCCCTTTGATTGGTTTTTCTTTAGCGTTGTCTGGAATAAATAAACCACCAGATGTTTTTGTTTCAGTTTCACAAGGTTTGACAAGAATTTTGTCACGAATTGGTTTCATCATAAAATTTCTCCTTTATTAAGCAAGATAAAAATGAGCCCATTATTGGCACTCTACAATACGCACAATGCGTGGTTAAAAAAGCCGTTTCGATCTAATTGAATCTTTTTCAATCTTTTTCAAATGTCGAACTCTTCCTGCGGCTTTATCCTTTTTACGTTGTACACTAGGTTTAGTGTAAAACTCACGTTCACGTAACAGTTGTAAAAGTCTGTCTTTTTGTACTAGTTTTTTAAGTTTTCTTAATGCAAAGTTTACGTCGTTATTTCTAACTTCTACAGAAAGACCTTTTACTTTATTGTAACTTCGTTTGTTCTTCAATCGTACCTCCTAAGATACTTGTTAGTATGTCTAATGAAATTATTTTATTATTACTTATAATACTATATATACTTTTTGTTGCTTTTGATAACCAAAAAGTTTTCGATTTACTAATTAAAAAACTTAGCAAATCTCGCACACATCCAGATGTGTTATCTACATCAATAATAGCTATATCACACATGTTAAACGACGATAATAACCAGTTAATTTCTTCAGTTGTGTTTTCTAAACTATTATAATAGTAAATATTTATGTTTTTGTCAATTTTATTTAGTAAAATGTCTTGTACATTTTCTTTTAATTCTATACTAGGGTATAACAATAATACTTGAAACGACTCGTTAAATAAGTTATCAGGGTATGAAATAATGTTAATTTTATTCATTTATTACAATTAATCCCTCGTTAATCAGTTTAGCTCTATTTTGTAAATGTAAAACATCCCTTTCTTCTTTACTATCAACATACGGAACAGCATATCCTTCTGATAACATTGTTTCAGCAACAGACACTGCATCTACTAAAAAGTCGCCTAAAATTCTTCCAAATTTACCTTTAAATTGATTAGACACTAGTACAACTGTAGAACCATTATTAAAGATTTCTTTTAACCGTTTAGTAGATAATAATCCAAACTGTTTCTCAACTAAATCAGAAGATCTAGATTCAGGAGCATCAATCCCAACTATTCGCACCCTTTCATTATAAAGCCAGACTCCAAACCCTAAATCGATGTTAATATCAACTGTGTCACCGTCTACTATTTTATTTATTACACAATTGTAACTGTACATAAAAAATAACCTATATGTGAAAAAAAGTTGGGGGATTTCTCCCCCAACGGCATAAGTAGTTCTGTTGACCGGATACTTACAATCCGCGAACCTGCTGGTTATTAAGCAGCCATTTCCAGATCGGAAAACAATCCTTCAATTTTCAGTTCAGGGGTAAATGTTTTATTGTCATTTACATTAATTACTTCTTTGTCTAATCTAATTAGACTTATGTTAATTCCGCGAATACTAATATTCAAGCATACATTAACAACGGTTTTCCGTATTAACCGATTCTCACTATTACCAAACATACCACGTCGAAACTATGTCACCCCCATCGTAAGCACTATTCATTAACTAACGCATTACGATACTCGTCTTAGGTTTTTAATTTGCTATGCTGGAAGATACCTTATCTCCCGATTACCACTTAATAGTGCTTATGGTGGAGGTGGCGGAGAATCGCACTCCGCGTCCGCAATATCCCTAATAACAGGTCAACGAATTCTTAATAAAACTTATTTTTATATTTATAATCTAAGTCAATTCGAGCTTTTCTATCGAGGATCTTTCGTTCTTTCCACCAAGAAATTGGAGGATCAAACTTAGAAAAGTAATCCTTAGGCCTTTGTTGAGATTTAATTTTTTTACTCATTTGAAATAGCAATAGTTAAAACTTCTTTTAATGATAACTTATTTAAGTCTGCAAAGCAACTTACAATAGATAAGTTTCCTTTTGACAAGTCACCACCGCAAAACATAATAATGTCTTGCTCAGTTAGCAATTCATTTTTATGTTGTGCCAACCAAAGCAATGCTAAAACAACAGCAGATGATGCTTTAGATTCGGAGATTCTATTTTGTTTTTTTATAAATCGAACTGCTTGATCTTTTACAGTTACATAATCTATAATACGATGTGTTAAGGATTCAAAATATGCGATTGTTTCTTGTCTAGGGGTCATTGTATTGTTTAGTAGTTAAAATAAAATTTGTAATTTCTTTCCATGTACTAAATCTATGTACGTTAGAATGCTCGATTTCTCTGTTATATTTATGATCTAAAATAATTGGTTGTAAATTATGCGATAATCCATCAAAAATATTTTCCCATTTATCTTCAATCCAAAACATATTAGTATCTTTATACCTACTTAATGAATTATACTTGCTAGAGCTACATGGTAAACATATTATACTATTAAATGCGTAATAACCAAAGACATTTTTTAAATTTTTTTCCCTTAATGCAACGGAATACACATCATTTGAAAAACTAGTAATACATTCAATTATAAATCCATTCCTACGTAGAGTATCGATACCTTGTTTAGCATCTCTTAATGCAGGTAAAAATCCAATCCACGACGAGTTATTAAATTCATTTACAAAGTTAATAGCAGTATTTACTGGAATTTCATAACGATCTGAAGGATAGTACGCATTCTCGTTTTTTATCTTATAAGATCCTTTTAAATTAAGCCATTCATGGAAATATTCATCCCAGTTAAGTAATACACCGTCGACATCGACTAATACTTTGTTAAACATTAGTTACATCCACAATCTTCAGTTGTTTTTGGTCTTTTTGTATTATAAACTGCAATATCTAATTGCTTTTGAATGTCTTGAAATTTAATAGTTTTTAATGCAACTGGCAATACAGGATTCATATGAACTTGATGCCCTGATATAATTTGACTACCAGACGCATTAATAATATTTACACCGTTAATTTCGTGTGCTACATTTGATTTCCATCTAATAATTACTGAGCCGTCGTTGAATGTTTCAACTTCGTTAATTGCGTTTAATAGTGAATTTAATTTTTCTTCATTTGTCATTTAATTACCCTCAGTCGGTGGTATGAAATTTAAATCTTCGTATGTAAATTCTTTTACGACATTTACTAAATAGTCGATAGTTTTTGCATTTTTTGGAGTAGAGCTATGATTTTCTTCAAACACTGATAACCTACCATCTAAGATTGTAGGAAATAATAATGCACGAACTTCATCTATTTTTTCTTCAATATCAAATGCGTTGCTGTCTAACATTAGAACTTTAGACCCATCTCGAATCTCATAAACAGCTTCTAATCTTAATCTCATAGGTACTATACTAAACGGTTCTAAAACACCTTCATTAGGTTGTCCGTTTGCACTTTCAAAAACGTATTCTACACCTGGTACAATTCTTGGATTTTTAGGATTATTACGATAGTACGGACTGGTTTCTATTTCATAAAACAACACTTTATCTAAAAATTGATAGCCTAGTGAATACGGTCGCATAGTTTCACCTTTGCCAAATGGGTCATCAGTTTCTGCAAGTTTTTGAATTGTATCTTCGCTACATTCGTCAAATTCATCAATAAAAACCCCACCTGCAGGATTTTGACCGTATAGTTTTTCTCTAACTAGAAAATCAGGATCGCTGAACACATTATTTTGTCCTATAAATTCTGTAGGATATTGATTCACACACGGGTCCGTATCAAGAACACACAGCAAATACTGATCAGCTAATTGATTTTTAATATAAACTTCGTTGTAGTAAGGCATAGAGCTTCGAACTTCATCCTCTCCAATAGGTTCTATGCATGGGCTTGATACTTTTAAATATAACCAATTCTTTGTTAAAACATCATCTAAATTGCTATAGTCGTATTTTAGTGATCGTAATTGGTTTAAATGAAATATTAAATTAGTAAGTAACCCAATATCATAATGTGATGGAGAATATTTAGTTGTGTAGTATACATCGATTATTTCACCATCGATTTCAACTTGTTCATATAAATCTGTACTTATGTCAAATTTTTCATATTCAGGCATGTACCCAGCAAATTCACCCGCTTCACCTATTTTAAAGTATTCATAAAGTCCAGCTTCGATAAAAGTGTAACTGTAATCTTTTACATATACCCAAGATTCACCATTGAGCGATACTGTTTCTTCTTCTAGTCGACTTGCTGGATTTACTGTAATTGTATGTTTCTCTGATTGATTAAAACCTTGCCATTCGTATGTAAACACAGACAGTAATCTTAAATTATCAAAAAAGTCGTGACTAGATGGTAAAGTTTCAACATGATACCAATTGTATTGAAAATACCAGCGTTGTAATTCATGTGTAAGAATTGCAACATTATTGTTAATATAATTATTTAATGCTAAATTCCACAAAGATTCTGGTAATTTTTTATTATTCCAACTTAATACATTGTCTAATAGATGAGTTCTAAATCGCTCCAATCTAAGCCACGGTATCAAACCCCCATATTCAGATTCGTAGTCGCCTCGAATAATGCTACGATATGGAAATTCTCTAACATTTGTACCACTATGTAATAATTTATCACCGTTTGTGTACTCTTGAATTACATCAGCAGATTCATTAATTTCCAAGAAATATTCTTCTCGCATAGTTCGATCTGCATTAGGCGATGCATGGATGTTAGTATCGACCATTTTTAATCTCCTGCAAATACATCTGGACTATGCTCGTTGCATCGACTACCGCATGAGATAGGATCGCTTTGACGAGCATATTCTAAGTTATTTGCAAATACAGTTTCACTGCCATCTGCAACTACTCCAGAATGACACCCATTACCGCAACAATGAACAACATAAGAATCTGTTAATCTAATTTGATTTAAATTGTTTGCAAACACATCTGGACTCCATGACGAAGGAGGTCTAGGAGGCCAGCATCCGTGTCCTGTACAATTATCTGTTCTTCTATGTACCGGTAATGTCATAATTTATAATGTAAGTCCTGAAGTTTGTTGCATATATGCTGATGCAATTTCTTTTGTTGTTTTGACAATTGAAATAATATGCGATGTGTTAATTTTAAAAGAATTGTCTAAATCGACTGAAAACATATAGGGAGTTAATCCTACGCCTTGTTGATTAATAGAAAGAGACATTGCTTTTGCTACTACAACAGCAGTAGAACTTTCATTCTCAAATCTTCCAATAACTTCTTCACCGGAAGTTAATTTTAATGAAATGATATCGTTTTGTTTATATGGTACATCTAACAGCATACTAACCTCTATTTAAAGTTGAAATTTTAATAATTCATTAAGACCGCCAATGTGCATATCATCGACGAAAATTTGAGGAACAGATCTTGCACTTGGAACAGCACTTAATAAATCCTCTTTAGACCATCCATTGCCTATTTTTCTAATTTCAAATTCTAAGTTTTTAGAATTTAAAAATGAAACTGCTTGCTCGCATTGCGGGCATTGATCTTTACTCCATACAATTATATTATGCATCTAGTTTTTCCTTGTATAAAAATATTTATAGTTTGTAATTTGAAAAATTATTTATATTTAAGTCATGTTTAATACCGCCTACTATATAACTTTCAATTTCTGTCTCTTGAGGAGCATTTTGTAAAGTTGAACTAGACAACCAGTGTGTAGTCCACGGTAACGGGTTGTTATTAATCGGTGCATCAAACATTGGATTATATCCAATAGATTTAAGTCTTCGATTTGCAATATATTTACTGTACTGGTGTAACAATGTGCTGTTTAGACCTATAATCGAACCATCTTTAAATAAGTAATCAGCCCATGCCATTTCTTCAGCAATACAAGTTTCCCACATTTGATAAACTTCATCTTCGCACTCTTTAATAATGCTAACCATTTCAGGATCGTCTTTTCCCTGAGCCCATAATTTAATTATATGTGTAGAAATAGCTAAATGTTGTGCTTCATCTCTTGCAATTAAACTAATAATTTTAGCCGAACCTTCGACTAGTTTTAATTCACCAAATGCAAATGAACACGCAAATGATACATAAAATCTTAATCCTTCTAAGATATTAACATTCATCATTGCAAGAAATAGTTTTTTCTTAACTTCCCGTAATGTTCCAGATTTGTTATAGATAAAATTATTAGCAGCATCTATGAATGAATCGTAATTTTTAGTTACACTTGATGCACGTTTAATAATCTCTTCATCATTTAAAATAGTATCAAAAATTTCACTAGGATCAGGGTAAATATTTTTTATAATATGAGTATATGATCTAGAATGAATTGTTTCAAAAAAGTCCCAAGTAACAACAGCACCTTCTAATTCAGGTAAACTGATAAATGGTAAAAATGCAGTACATGGACCTCTACCTTGTACAGAATCTAATAAGATTTGATACTTCAAGTTACTAGTGAAAATATGCTTTTGTTCAGGTCTAAATTCAGCATAATCTGCTCGATCTTTTTGGAGACTAACTTCCTCAGGCCTCCAAAAGTATCCTAACATTGTTTGATTTAATTTGTCAAATACGGGAAATCTAAAAACATCATATCTTTGTGTATTTTGATCCTCACCAAAAAACATATATTCTTTAGTAAAATCTATGTTTTTATTATTGAAAATAGTTTTAGCCATTTATAATTCCTTACAGTTTACATGCGCTACATTCTTCATCTGAATCAGTAGCAGAATCGTCAATTTCACTTGGGTCAGTTTTATAATCGTATGTATTTGAATAATAAACTGTTTTTAATCCATACTTATATGATTGTAGTAAATCTTCAGTTAACACGCTCATTGGAATTTCATTGTTAGAATACTGAGTTGGATTATAACTCCAGTTAGTTGAAATAGATTGATCAAAAAACTTTTGCATAACTGCCATTATATTTAAATATCCTTTATTTGAAGGCATATCCCACAGTAAAGTATAATGGTTTTTAAGTGTTTGATATTGAGGTACAATTTGCTTTAGTGGTCCTTTTTTTGATTTTTTAACAGATAAAAACCCTCTAGGAGGTTCTACACCGTTAGTTGCATTAGACACAACTGAGCTGTTATGCGAGATTAAATTCTCAACAACGTAATGATGAACATCAGGAACTTCGATGTCATACGTTGGTAACACTTCATTTAAAAACTCTACTTTTTTAACTTTCATTACTAATCCTTTAAGTTTAATTCAATAATATCATCATTTTCATTTAATTCACTTGCATGCTTCCATAATGTTTGGTTATTTTCTGTTCGAACTAAGAATTTATGAGTCGGTGTACATTTAATTACTTTCCCATTATCTAAAGTAATCGATACAACTTCTTTATGACCGTTGAAATAAATTTTAGTTACTTCTTTATTCCCTTCAAGAGTTGGAACTATTAACGGTTCTTCTAACGTAAACCATCCTATAGCATTATTTAATTCAATTCGATACCAACTAATATGATTCATTTCACAAATTTCGTGAAAGTTTAAATACCCTTTATTTGTTAAAATTTTATGTTCCCAGTTTAAGCACGATTCACTAGGCATTTGTGCAGATAATGTTGAATGACGTAAGCCATGTGTAACGATATCAGCTCTTAAACTTTCCCAATCGTAAGCAAGAGAATGTGGAACAATTAAGTCAACATCTTTTTTGTAAGTGTCAATTGGTAAGATTCCTTTTGAATATTTTGTACGGTTAAAATACAAACAAGGGCCTTTTTCTTTAGCTAAGTTGTTACTTGCTTTTAATAAGTAATATTGAAATGCCTCAGATAAATCGTGTACTAATTTCCAAGCCTTTGGATCATCATATTTCACATGATGTTTAGCTAAGTAATGTGCTAACCCTACGTATCCGATTCCTAGAGATCTTCGAGCTTTAGTTTCAATTTCAGCCGCTTTAACAGGATATTCCTGATAATCTATCAATTCATCTAAAGACCGTACAGTTAACTCGCACAGTTCTTCTAATTGATCTAAATGTTTAATAGATCCTAAATTAATAGCAGATAAAATGCAAAGAGCAATTGCAGGAGAATCTTTACTTACAATAACGTCTTCTTCAAAATACACATACTCATCGTCGTTATCGCACTCTGTTACAAAACTGTATAATTCATTCATTATATTTCCTTTTAAATAGAACGATCTTGTAAATAATTACCAATCGATTTTTTGTACTCATTGTACTTATCCATATCTGATTTCTTAACTTTTACTAATCGTTTTTCAGTAGTGCCGATGTCATCGATGTGTTGCAATGGAGTAGTAGGTAACGTAATTTCTTGGCAATTGTGTACAAGAATGTCATTTGCATAAAAATTATGATTATCCTCGACGGTTATATCGTAAACTTCAATAGGGGCATCTAAATATTCTATAATTAAACTCATTGTGTATTTCCTTATTCTTGTGAAAAATTATTTATTATACGTAATTTGTCGGTTTCTGTCAAGTTTTTTGCTAACACATAACCTCTATTTTCAGTATAAACTTTATGCTCTGGTGTACATATAATGGATTTACCGGACGTTGAGTCTGTAATTTTCATTACCTTAGCAGAAGTGTTAGTTAACGCACTGTTAGAAATCCGTTTGTATTCAGACTTTTGAGTGTATTCGTTAAACGATAGTACATCAATAGTTTCGCCATTATGAAAATGTGTATTAGCTTGTTCTAATGTAATAGCTTGTTCGGTATTATTTACAATAGCATGGATAATAGTATCACCGGACAAACACAAGTTACTCATATAAACAGTATCTAAAAATGAACTATGATTATTACAATGATCGGTAAACATTATATACAATCTGCCAGTTTCAGTTTTTTCTTTAATTAAAGTAGAAAACAGTTCAACAGCAGGAACTACTGATTGTTTAATATTTGAATTTTTTTCATATGCAGAATATAATTTAGAAAATACATCAGGGTCTCCAAAATACGCTTCGTATAAATCTGGAACGTCATGAGGGGAAAATAAAGTAATATTTCCATTACTGAGAAATCTCTCAATCATAGTTTTATTAATTTGAATAGAATAATCTAATTTTCTAACTCGATTATCTTCAGTACCTTTGTTGTTTTTCAAAACTAATATATCTTTAATTTCTTGATGCCAAATTGGAAAATGAACAGTTGCACTTCCACCTCTAACACCGTTTTGTGTACAGCATTTAACAGTAGATTCAAATTTCTTTAAAAATGGAATAACGCCAGTATGTGCAACTTCTCCTCCTCTAACTTTAGAGTTTACTCCTCTAATTCTTCCAGAATTAATACCTATACCTGCACGTAAAGCAGTATACCGACCAATAGCCATATCACTTGAAAAAATGCTGTTTAACGTATCGTCGCTATCAACTAGCACACAACTAGCATACTGCCGTACAGGAGTCCTAACGCCTGCATTTACAGGGGTTGGAATATTAATATGAAATAATGATAGTCCGTCGTAATATTTTTTAATATAATGCATACGAGATGCTTTATCGTATTGAGAAAACATAGTAGCAGCAATCATAATGTACATTATTTGAGGAGTCTCAAAAATTTGTCCAGTTGATCTGTCTTGAACTAAATATTTGTCAACAATTTGTCTTAACCCTGCATATGTAAAGTTTTCATCGCGATTATAATGGATCATTGATTCTAATTTTTCTATGTCTTCTTTAGAAAACATATCTAAAAATGATTTATCATACACTCCTCGATTAACATTAGAAACAATAATATCATACAAAGGAACCGGTCGATATTGTCCGTACACCTGTTTGTTTAAATTATAACTCATTAAACGAGCAGCAGCATATTGATAATTAGGAGATTCTAATGATATTAAATCACTAGCAGACCTAATAAGGATTTTTTGTATTTCATGGGTACTCATTTTGTTATAAAATTGTAAATTTGCATTCATTTCAATTTGACTAGCACTTACTCCTGCAAGATTTGCACATGCCTCCTCTACTACAAAATGAATCTTTTCAATGTTTAATGGTTCTTCGACCCCATCGCGTTTAACGATCATAATCTGTTCTGACATAATAATTCCTTGTTGAAAAATATTTTAAATATTTAGTGTTTAAATTTAATGATTTATTTTAGTCGACAAGTTAAACGACTCAGAAACTGACAATGTATTTGGCAATTCTGATACATGTATTGCTTGGTCATTTTCGAACCCTACAACACAATCGTTTATAAAAAGCAAATAAAAATATTTTGAAGTTGAATGATCATTCATAAACTTTAATGAAAAGACACATTCTTTAAATCGATTAAGTAATGATAATGAGTAATAGATTGCTAATATTTTGGTAAATTCACAATATGAATTGTAATCTAATAGTTCCCACGCAGATGGCCATGACGATTGATCATATGGGTCAGTTTGCAGTTGACTAAGTGGCGCAGCATTGTAAAAGTTAATTGCATCGCGTATTGGATCAGAAGATGTTTCTAATTCCAGTCTAAAATTTCTCCAAATTAATATTCGATCTTCATAAGTAGAATTGAACATTTTTATCCTAAAAGTGTATTATATAGTTTAATTAAGATTTAATAGTAACTTTATAATGAAACATTGCATTGTCACTATTTGTTAAGTTTATAATCATTATAGCAATAGTATCAACAATTAAATTAGTATTTTCGTCAAAATGTTGTGGAAATAATGTTAAATTTTCAGAATATATTGAATCTCCGGTAAAGTCATATTCTTCACTTGCACTCCAAGTATTATTGTATGGATCAGATACTAGTGTTATAACTCCAGAACGATATGCATTAACTACACTACTTTTATAAAAATAATCAATTACATACCCTGTAACATTATTAGCAGGGAGTCTAAACAACTTAACAGGCTCAGTATATTCATTAATTGATATTACGTGAGTTTGATTTAACTCAGTAATCGCAGGAGCATCGATTTCTGTTATATAGGGAATATGTAGCAAATATGAAGGGTTATATCCGAGGTCGCTTGATCTTGAAAACCAATCGTTACTGCTGGTATTACTTTCTCTTAAAAATGATAATACTGGATATAATGCGTTAGAAGAAGAACCGCCATCGTTGCCAATAGAAAAGAATTTGTTAAACGAACTAAAGTTATTCCGACCTTCAGTAATTTTTATGGCATTTGTTCGAATACGATCAAATGTACTGTTAGAAATACTATTTGTAGAAGGGCCGAACTGCATTCCACTAGCACCTAATGTAATGTTTTCACCAAACATTACCCCGCAATCTAATGTATCAAATACGCAGTAATCCCAATTGTTATTATCAATATCGTGATCTGAATATATTCCAGAATAATAGTTATTAATAACTATTGATTTGAAATAGTTATAAGAACACGTTACAGAAGAACTAAAACTTTCTAATATAATTGCCGGAGCCTGCGAACTACTTTGATTATCAAAATCCCAAACACCTTGTACTTTTATGTTTTCAAAATAGCTATGTCTACAACTATCTAAATGTAATGCAGTGCTCCCAACAGTTTTAATTGTAAAGTTTGATAATAGTATATTTTGTGGTTGTGAAAGATATGATACAGGTTGCGATGGAACGTAAGAACCTATATCGCACGACTCGTCGATTGTTACAAATGCTGGAAATGAATCATCGATAGTTTCAAAAATAGTTTTATCTATTCCAGCTCCAATTATAGTTGAATTTGGAGGAATAAATAAGGAATTTGATAATTTATAAATACCTGCTTCTATGAATAGTTCAATTCGACTTTGAGTAGATCCTTTTGTTGCTGGATTTAAGAACAGTTGATCAATAGCCCTTTGCAGTTCTTCAGTCTCATCACCACCAATTCCTAATGCACCAAACGCACGAACACTAACACGATCGTCAAGCCTATCTTGCAACGATCTATAAATTGGAAAGTCAGTTGAAGACCCGGTTTGAATAAAACTGTTATTTTTCTTATATGCGTAGTTACTAACATAATCGAAAATGTTGTCATTCTCGCTTAACAGTCTAGTGTTTCCTACATACGGTGCTCCTTCTGATACTGCACCGTTACCAATATATAATTCTTGAGAGTCAATTGCCCATCCAAGTTCTCCGCTTGCTAATTGCGGTAAACCCTCGCCTTGATTTTTTCTCCCTCTTCGAACTTGTATTCTGCTTATAGATACAACTGCCACAGTATTTCTCCCAAAGTATATAGTATATATTTATCAGAATTATGTGATTTAAAACTACATTAACTTAATAATTGATATAGTTAATACTGTAGCAGATATGTAAAAATGCGAGATTAATCTCGCATTTTCATTAGTTGGATAAATCAGTTGCGTGTTTTGCCATTTGGGAAACAGTATTTTCCCCACTATTTTCTTGATCTTGAACAGCTAAATCAGTTTCATCGGGTGATTTTATAACAATAGCATCTTTATTAAAATTAGATACTAATGATTGTATTTCAGGATCATGGTCATACATTGTTTTAAATAGCTCAGGAGTTAATGTTTCATCTGACAAATTTTTAAATAACTTATTTAATTTATTAAATGAAATATTTTTATAATTACTATCTCTCAAGTGTGTTATTAAAAATGTAAGAGCAGATGTGTCTATATCTTCAGTTACTTTTTTTTTAACCGACGAGCATTATAATCGACTGATTCGCGTTTTTCACGACCGATAGGTTCAGCACCGCCTGCACTAGCCTCAGCTGATGCAAAATCGTCAGTTTCAATAGGTTCCATAGGAGCTTCCATGTTTGCTGGCTCTTCCATATTAGGTTCTTCTTCGGAACCTAGTGGAACAGGCATTTCACCTTCACCTGCTAATACTGAAACATTTTGATCTAATACTTTTCGAGTTTGTTCTAATGTATCATACATTTGTTCTAAAGCAGGTCTTACACTAGATACAAATTGTTCAGCAACTTGATCACCTAATTCATCTCTAATAGCATCAGCTAAATCAAGCATCGACTCAGTTCTCATTTCACCTGAATCTTCCATCCATCCAGTAACTCGATCAACCATATCTTTTGCAGCCATGATAATTTCTGCACGTTGTTCTTCGCCTTCTGTTACTATGCGATTTTGTGCATGTTCGAGTTGAATATAGGTTCTTTCTTTTAATTCTGCATTTAACACATTTAAAAACAATACATTTTTCTGATGGGACAACGAATGTGTTGTATCATAGCTTTCTGTAGTCTGTGTTTGACTCATTTTAGTCCGTAGTTTATTTCGTACATCTTGTAATTCCTCTGTAGTAAACTTTGACAAGTTAATTTTCTGTCCAAACTGTTTAGCAAGAGAATTGTTTAATAATTCCGCAGTTAACGGTTTTGAAAAATCTCTAATGTTCATTTTTATTTCCTGTAAATACTGATATACATATATTTATGCTATACCGAAAATTACCTTTTCTAGTTTTTTATTAATTTGAGCAGCTTTAGCATTTGATAACTCTAATCTAGTTTCAATTATACTAATAGTTTCAAAATCTGTAGAGTTTTTAAGAATGTTTTCATAAAACAACGATTCGTTATGCAGTTTAATTAGTTCTTGATCATAGTTTAACAATGTTTTTGATATTTCTTTATTAAATGCGAGTTGCTTTGTAATAGCTAACGCTGTTGACTTAAAATAAGTACATGCTACGCAGATATTGCTACGGTTATAGATATAGAATTTGTTATCATTAGACACTATTGTAAAGTTTCTAATTTTAATACACCCATTTACTACAGATGGGATTGTAACATATTCGAGTTCTTCTGTGAGAAATTGGTCTAAATTTTCAGCAATACGGTCATTTAACATTTTTAATTACCAGTTGGTTAGAATTTATAAAAACTTTTTTAACTAGATCTTTTTTAACTAAACTATTTAATATAATTTGGTCATGCTCTGAAAACGAACTAAAATCAGTAAGTTTATCCCCCATATTTTCGAGCATTTTAGATTCTTCATTTGTTGTAAAAATGAAAAAATTAGGGATTAATTCGTTTAATTTCATTATGCTGTAGTAACCTTATCACCAGGTTTGATTATATTCTTAGGATCTTTATCGTCATCTCCAGATAACGGTTTAGTATTTAATGTAACTTCACCGGTATTCGGATCTTTAGTTAACGCATTAGGATCTTTTTTTAAATCTAGTTCAGTCTCGGTACCTGTTTTTTTGTCTTTTATAGTGGCTGTTTTTCCAGGTATAAGTTTGGTAATAGAACTTTGAGATGGTTGTTTTTGATATAGTTCTCTGATTTTCATATGGGCTCTCTTAGCTGAATGATATTAGTATTACTATAACAGTTGAAAGCAATCCTGCGATAATTGTTCCAGTAGTACCTATTAATACTTTAGTCATTGACTTATTACTATTTAACATGTCTCTGTGAATTTCTTCTACTTTCGATTCAATTTTTGTAAGGCGAAAGTCTAAAATTTTATATCTTTGATGGCATAAATCAACATGTGCTTCAAGATTTGTTTTTTCAAGATCTGTTGGATTTGACATAGTTATTATTCCCTTAAATTAAATTTAAATGTATTTATCAGAATTATTAAGGTTTTAATAATTATCAAAGTGAATATTTGCCATCTTTTTATCTAAGGTATTGAATGATGGAATTTTAATCGGAGCAGTTTCGTCTAATCCTAATATGATGGGTATTAAATTAAAATCAGATCGAAGCATTTCTACACTTAATGCATTTTCATGTTCGATTTCAAAAATAAATGACCATATTTGATGCTGATCTTTATATGCTGATCCTAATTTGTAGTTTATTGGTTTATCTGTAAACTTAATAGGACTAACTGAATAAATTGGGTTAACACGTAATCCAATAGTTTGTAATACAGTTAAAAAGTTTTGTTGCTGATTTACAATGTAGTCAGCATCTCCTCTACGACCGTGTGTTTCGGTAATATCTATTAAAGTATATAGTTGGAATTTCATTTTAATCTCATTTGTGTTATGTAATGTATTATATAAAATATTTAGTAACAGCATCAAAAAAAAAGGCTTACAAAAATGTAAGCCTTTTTGTGGTGTAACACACCGTTCCTAAGGTAGTAGGAATCTTTATGCAGTAGCAGTAATACCTACCAGTGAAGTTGCTTCAACTACAACTGTATTATCTACACCTAATACTTGATCTGCACGAATTTTAACAATATCAGCATCCAGTGCATGACCGTCACCAATAATAATCATATCTTTACCATTTGTGGTAAATTCAAATAAAGCACCTGTAGTGCCGAACTCACGAGCTAATGCTTCAGCAGTACCACCGATACCGGTAGTTAATGCAGCTGATACAGTAACTTTAAATACTTTTAATTGTAAAGTACTGTATAAAGTGTTTAATTCGTGACCAATGCCGTTTACTCTTTCAAAAGTTGCCATTGCTAATTCTCCTATTCTTTAATAATGGCAAATTCGCTTTCTCTGCGAACTTGTATGTAAGTATTTATCTTTTTATGTTAATTTAACCTAGATATATGATTTTGTAATATGATAAAGTTTTTTTCCTTTAGATTCAACAAGTGAAAATCTAACTCCTAAATTATTCCATGATATATGATATTCTGTTAACATATTTGAAATTGATCGATATGTAGAGTCAGAAATAAACTTATCTTTTTCTCTTGCAGAGGAAAGCCATTTACTTTTAACAGTAGATACATCCAAACCTTTTTTAGCTAGTCGTATTATTAAATCACCGATATCTGATAATTGTTTGTTTTTTTCTTTCCCAAAAAGTGTATCAGCATGTTTTAACAGTTTATTGATGTATACAATTTTACTATGTGGTATTTTCTCTCCACCAGATTTAGGTGGTAATGACTTCATAGTTTGTCGAACTGATGCGTTTCTTTTTGTAGTAGTAGGTATAATGGGAGTAGATGAAGGCCCTATTAATCGTGAAATAGCATGATTATGTTTTATGTTGTAATGAAAGAATTTTCCTTTACTCTCAGCATTAACCCACTGATCAAATAACTCAGGACCTACATTTTTAATCAAATACCGTCGACCGTTGAGCAAAACAAGAGTTACATCTACATTATTATTTTGTAAGACGATTTGGTCAATCCACGATGAATCTACAAAATCCTCATACAATTTAAACATATCCATTGCTACAATCCTTTATTATTGATAACTTTTTGTATTCCTCGTTTAAATTTTTGAGGATCACCTGTTCTAATAGAATTAATAAATCTACGTTCTAAGTCTAAGGCAGTTTCGTCATCGTATATTTTATGAATCCTTGCTAATAAATTAATAGATGATTTAATAATGTTATTAGCAGTAGTATCAATTGAATAATCATTATCATGAGTAGGTCGAAGATTATTTAATTCTTCTAAAATACTTCTAGTATGTTTTTTCACGATGACAATATCCTATATAGAGTTATTTAAATGCAAGGTAATTACTAGTCGTTAATACCTGTTTTAGTTTTTCACCAGCAGAACCTTGTGCAAGTGGATTAGATAATAAGAAGTTCCACAAGTCTTCTGGTGACATAGTATTTAACATAATTTGTAAATCATTATTAATCGATTGAAGTTTGGTAGAATTAGCATCAATTTCTTGTCTAATTTCAGTAGCACTCGGAGAAGTTGTAGCTGTTAATGTTCGATTAGCATATTCCCATACTTGTTGAGCAGATACTGCAGCAGATGTAGAGCTGTTTAATTGAAACGTATTTACAATGGATGAAACCCTTGCTGGATATAATGGTTCTAATGTAGGTTTTAAATAGTACGCAGTATCATAGTCGTCGGAATATAACACCCCTGTAACAGCCGTTTGGCGAGGATCGTACATTAATCTCCAACCATTAATTAAAAAATAAATATCACCTGTAAATTGAGAAGTACCAGAAATTGGGTCACCACCTGTAGTACGAATAGCAGCAGGAAATTTAGTGTTGTCTAATGTAAGAACCCATTCTTTCCAATCAGAGTATACATCCTGTTTAATGTCTAACTGAGTAGTCGAGTCACTAACGATAATTAGACGATTAACACCGTCAAATGCACACTTTCTAGTACCGAAAAAACCTAATTCAGGATTATCGTCCCAGCCGTGCCAGTATCCCCAAAATATAGTGTTTAACATATTACTGAACTACTTCTTTCCAGTGAAATTTAACTTTTACGGTGTGGTCTGCAGTAGTAACAAACGGTTTCCAAATTAAACTAAAGAATATACGAGTTCCTCTAAAACCATATATCTCACCGTTTGTGTCGTTTATAAATGTTCCTTGTGTGCTGTGAATCGTTGCATATAAATCAGTTGTATTTACACAAACAACAATTCCTTTAGCACCTGATGTTACACCAGTAGCAATACTTCCAGACAATGGTTTAACACCGCTTAATGATGTGTAACTTAGTTTAGATGTTATGCCAGTGTAAATAGAGCTATCAACACCAGCATATGTATTTGCACTTTCATATGCAGTAACATATTTTAAATATTCATATACATACGATAAACTATTAGATGCACAATCGATTAATATTGAATATGATTCGTTAGTAGTGTCGTTATTAATATCAGCAGTATATGTACCTGAAAAATTAATAGTAATGCCGTTACTACTAATAGCTCCGGTTGTTTGGTTATTTAAATCATTATCAGATGATAAAGGAGCAACTATAGCACTTCCAGCATTTGTATCTAGCAAAAAGTAATCATATAATTGATTTTGACTCCGTATGAATGCAGATACATAGCCGCTATTGATAATATTACCAAACTCAGTAGTTGCAATTAATCGATTCATATGCCCAACAGGCCAATATGATGGCAGTATTTCAAAACTTTGTGACAAATACACTTGCTCACTTCCTTGAATAGTACCAATAGAGTAAATATTTTTCCAAACAAAATTACCTGTAGCCGGAGTCGGCTCACTTATGTTAGCAGTGTGTCCGGAAGTTGTCATAGTTAAGGTGTCGAGCGTTCGGAAAAAATTATTAGCAGAAGATGAATCTGCCGGTCTAATCCAAAGTTCGTATGAAGTAGGATCAACGTAAAGTAACGTACCTGTATCACCACCGTTATTATATGAGATAGTATCTCCGACATCTGATGAATCTATACTCATAAAAGTAGATCCTGAGATTACAACTATTCCTGTGTTAGAGTCAACTACACGACCCCATCCTACGGTTTCAATAGTACCTTCAGTTAAATGCTCAATTGTAATTGGATCAATAAACCATGCATATGGGTCATTTGTTTCAATTCGACCGTAATAATATAAAGTAGGAGTAATTGCTTTAAATGGAAACCCTTCATCCATATAATCACCTACTCCAACAGTAGAATTATCAAATAAGTCTAACATTGCAGAGTACACTTCATTAACTGATCTAGTTGCAGAAGCTGAACTACTACCTGTCCAAACAATTTGTTTTGAGCCACCGGTATCAGATGTAAAATAAACAGTTAAGTCGCCGCCTAAAATTGAAACACTCATAAATTAAACACTCGCTATTAAATCTTCCTGTAATGTAAGGGTTAAAAATAAACCCGATCCCGATGATGCAATAGTTTCCAATGGAACATACCGAGTACTTCCAGAAGTGCTTTTACGAACACGGATGAACAAGTCAGTACCTCCTGACGTAGTAAATGAAACTTGACCACTACTATCAGTTGTATTGTTAAATATTTCTGAAGAATCAGAAGTAGCATATACAGCTACTACAGCACTTTGAATTGGAGTTGTACTAGCATCTAAGATTTCTATAGTAACATTAACATTGTTGACAATAGTTACAGTTCCAGTACTATTAGTTGTATCAACAGATACAAAACCAGAAGCATTTGTTACATTTATAATTATCGGTTGCCCTGAAGTATTTAAAATTGCTTCGTTACCGGTACCGCCATTTGCTCCAGCATACCCTTGAAATTCAAAGTTAATTAAACTAAACTCCTGGTTAGCAGTAGCACTTGATATTTCAATTGCATGTCCTGTACCTCCACTGATAAAAGTTAAATCACTAACAGAAGAAGTGCTATTCATTAAAACAGCAGCTTCCGTATTACCGGTTGCAGTTGAATTGGAAATAATGTTATTTTTAAACACAATAGTTCCAATACCAATTTGAGAACAGCCGACAAACGATGTAGCAAAAACCTCATGCGAACTTGACGAACTAGAAAAAGTTACACCTTGATCGAAATTATTTAATGTACACGCATATAATCCGAACGTGTCTATATTGGCATTTGAAGCAGTTAAATATCCACCTACTCCGACAGGTACTACAACACTACATCCATTCGAACCAGTACCTGCTCCTGTGCGAGTACCTAATACAAAACTCGTAGTCCCAGTTGCATTTCCTTGAATTGTAATCCCATATTTGTTAGTGCCGATCCCGTAATTCTCAAATACAACACTAACATCAGTATCTTCAAAGTCTAAAGATCCTGTTCCAGCAGCGTCGCCGAAAAATAACGGCCCTTGTAAGCCAAACAATTTTGTACCTAGTTCTCGACAAATTCCATATGCTCCACCAGTTGAACTTGCAACACCTGTTCCTGGATGCCCTGAAGTAGTACGATCTAACGCAGCAATTTCTGAAAACTTACCTTCAGTACCAGTGCCTCCTCCAGTAATAGTTAAACCGTTATTACCGTAAAACATAATATCTGTAAAACAATTTTCTAAACCACCAATTGCTTTTGATACAGTAGTAAATGCAGAACCAATTTGTGTTATCGCTGAAAGAGTGATACTAGCAGGTGTGCCGGCAAAACTTGTGCTGTTAGTAGGTAAATTACCAGTGTCGATAACTAAACACTGCCAAGCTACAGGACCGCTATTATGTCTAAAACTAGCAAAATCTGATCCCCCTGTGTGATCCCCGTTCCTATTTGTACTGTCACCGAGAACAATTTGTACACCTCCTGCAACAGTTGTGTCTAATGCACCGTTTGGTAATACCCAAACATATACTAACGTATCTGTTAAATTAGCAGAAGTACCTAGTGTAAAGTAAAGTTCGTCTGTTGTAGTAGATACGTCCATTCCTAAACAACCAGTCGATTCAACTGGGCTAGGTTGTGTAGTATATACTTGAGGTGAGTTGCTCCCACCCCAACCGGTAGTAGAGTCTGCTTGATCAACAACAGTTCGATTATCTGTAATAATAACAGCCATTATAATTCCTTAACGTATCTATCATATAGAATCATTGTTGCCACTTGATGCCCCCAAAATCCGCCGTTATTTGCTAAAGAAGGAATTTTTACAGCTTGATCAATACCAGGTCTAAAATGTGCAACATACGGACTATACGACGTCCTGCCAATAATATATAACGCATTTGTAGGATGAACAAAGTCTACTAAATTTGTTGTAGCAGATTCATCTAAATATACGCACGTGTGATCGGTAACTGAATTTATTATTTCAAGAATGTTATTAAACTCTATTACATTTGATTTAGATATTCCAGTGATAGGATTCATATAAAATTCAGAAATTCCAAATTCTTTTAAAGGATGAACCCACCAATTATATTCTTGCCAAGCAGTATCCCATCCGCGTTCCCAACACCCTGCAATTTTAACCGACATATTAATCCTTGAAAATAATACCGTTGTCCATTAAGTCTTTATATAAACTAGCTGGAGTTTGATTTCTAAATCTGTCTAGCACAATTGCACATGACTGTGAGCAAAATTTACGATCTTCTTTGTATAAGTCAATCCCTAGCCAAGATCCAACAGCTCCAGTCCAGTCGTACTTATCCCCATCATTGTCAACGAACCATTGCCGAACTAATCGTTCGCAAAAAATATCCTTAACTTCGTATACATCCCACTTGCCATTGTAAATATTAATTTTTTTAAATCGAACACCATCTTCACGTTGACTGCTGCTTGCACAAATTCCATCACTAAATACCATTTCAACATGAGAGTACGGTGATTTAGTTAAAAATGAAATAATCTTATCTTCAAATTTGCCATGTTTGGCTATATAAAATGCTATTTTCATAAGTATGTTAATCCTAATCTATCATTCCAACTTTGAGTAAAAGATCCGCCTGCGGCAAATCTTACTTCGTCTACATTTCCATAAACATCAAATACAATTTTTTGTATTCTCCATACAAAATCACTTTCTAAACTTTCAGGAACAGCTTCACCTAAATAAGTTACATTTACAGTAGAAGCATCGTCTATTAATTTTGTATAAATAGGTTGCTGTAAAATCATATCTTCCCATACATAATCATAATCAGTATCAGATTTTTTAACTAATACTTGATTCGCTACACCACCGTACAAGTTAATACTTGTATTTACAAACGAGTTAGTGCTGCTGTTATACATTAACACATCGTTATCTGTTTCCGATGTTAACGATACATCTCCTAAACTATCAATACTTAATACAGCTAATCTGTCATCAACTTTTGCATCTGAATAATATTGGTTTAATATACCTTCTGCTAAGTCGTCTGCTGTTTTAATGGAAAAATCAACATCAAAATCAGTAGAGCTGTATGTATTAACACTGAATGTACCAGTAGTATTATCATAATTTAAGTCACCGGATGCACTTAATGAAGATAATGTAATATAGCCAGCATTTACAACTTCCTGATTAAATACATTAATAACTCGATCATCTGTGTAAAATAAATTAGTAACCCCTTCAACTAGCTGATCGGTTGTAGTTACTCCACTGCCACCTGCTCCTAATGGAATCCCTCCAGGAGTAACACCGTCGCTTAAAAAAAATGATCCAGTATCAATATCAAAGAAGATATTACCATCTTCTCCTGTAAAACTCTCGCGAGGTTGTTTTACTAAACCTGCTCTTATTTTACGAAACCATCCCATTAAGCAATTTCATCCTCGTCAGGCTCGTCTAATAGTTGAGCTACTGCAATTGAATTTTTTCCTAGTTCTTTTTTCTTTAACTCTAACTCTTGTTGTTGTGGAAACATCATTACATCAGGAGCATCGTCTGCTTCAGGTTCGTCGTCGATACCAGGCATATCGATTTCAGGATCCCCGTCACCGTTGATTTTTATATTAATAGGTACATTAATTGTAAATTCTTTTGCTCGCATTATATTACTCCATTGTATGAAGTATTTATCTGCTTATTCCTCGATCCAAGTAATTGAAGCGGCAATTTGTGAAATACTTTGATTAGATCGAACTCCTACTGATAATGTAGAACCGGGTATTAGGAGTAAATTATATAATTCAAGGTCTATAATACCATTACCGTTAATTGGTAAAATAAATGTAGTAACAGGCATATTAGTATTAGCAATAGTTCCAGCTACTAAACTTGCTTTAGCACTTACACTAGGATAATTTTCAAATAGCTGAGGTATAGATATATCAATGTTTATAAAGATAAACACTTCTAGCGGGTCGTTTCCTTGAAATGCAACGGAAAAGTTTTTTATAGTTATCTCAGCAGCGTTTAATTGATTATTGTGTACAAATGGATTCTTTAAAGTTCCTAAATGGTGTATTTGTCCAGATGATAAGTTCTTTTTTGTTGTACTTGCAGATGCTGTATTTTTAGTTTGTGAAATTTTACCTTCAATTGCTCCCATAATAGAACCACCGTAAATAGTAATAGGTGATGCTCCTGAAAGGTTATACGTCTGAAATCCAACACTGAAACTAGGATTATGAGTATGCAATGTTTGGTATTTATTTGTCCATAAAATAGTATGCAAGTTAATAAATCCACCTGTTATTGGATTTTCCATAGAAAAGTGTATTCTACCAGCTCCTAACCATCTAAAGTTTATTTGAAATACATTAAAAAAACTAGGGTTTATTACAACACCTGATGCCCCGGTTCCGTCACATTTATCACCGTTCCACTCACTTTGAGGAATCCATTGCTCAATTCCAATATTTGATTCTTGCAGCGTACTAGTAGTTCCAGCTAATGACCCTGTGCTGCTGATGTTAAACGTAGAAGTAGGAGCACCGTTATTTAAGTAAACAAATGTGATCTCGTTATTATATGCTTCAGATAGCCATAGATCATTATTAAAGTTAGCTGATATTTGCGAAGCTGCACTTGCAGAAGTAGTTGCATTAATTGAAACAGTGTGAACAACACCATCTAATGTTAATGATATAGTTTCAGAACCAGAAGGAGGAGTATTAATAGTGAATTTTTCAATATGCATTTTTTTATAACGCTGATGCAGTATTCCAAATTCAGTTCCATTATAACCAATTTGAAATGCTTCTTCGTATGAAAACATTC